CTTGAAAATTCTTGATAATTATGATTTACATCGAAAATTAATTCCATTTTTTAGTACTTATGCGCTTACAGGAAAATTTTCTATTTACAGAGAAATATTGATACTATGGGATGATGAAGAGGATCGTAGGGTTTTTGACTTTATCGATGAGATGAGAGAAAACGACAGAGAATTCTTGTTGGTAGTATCACCACACGAAGGTTCGATTAGTCTCTGTTGGAATAGTGATGTACCATATGGCTATAAACCAAATGATTCAATCGAATTTTCATGTGATATTTGGTCTGTTTTTAAATCGATTAGTGTGCAATTTTATAAATCTTTTCACAAAGAAGAATATCGCATCACCGTTACCAGTTGATTAATTCGTTAACAACAATAAATTTTGAGTATAGTTTACAAGGATGTAGATTATAGTAATGTGGATAACACCAAACTTATGGAAAATATTGCTTGTGCTGGTGGGGCTTGTAGTATTTTCTAAAGTCGTTTCTAGTTAATCGAGGTAATTGTTGTGTCTAAAAAAACACAAGACGAACAAGAAAAATTTAATAAATGGAAAATCAAAGAATTCAACAGGATACTATCAAAAACAAGATATGAAAAATGGTTTTTTTCCATGAGATTTGAAGCTGCTATTTATTATTGCGATAAATACAAGTGGATTGATTTCGATGGCAAAACCTTCAACATAAAAGAACATTGCTCCGAATTCGAAAAAATAAAGGATTTGGACTTAGAAGAAATGATCAATTCGGTTAGAATTTACGAAAAAATGTCAAAACTATAGGTTTAACGGTAAAAATGGAATTTGAAAAAGAATATTATGTTCAAGAAAGTTTAAAGATGATTGATCGATACTCAATTATATTTAAGAAGAAACTTTCGTTAAGTTGGGACAAATATTTTAATTTTTGTTCCAAACAATTAAAAAATAGCCCGTATTGGTTATGGATTTTTCTTTGTGGTTTAGAAGATACATTGAAAAATGTATTTGATTTAAAGCCAAACAAAAGAAAGTTGTACATTTACGAATCTTCTTCCTTAAGAATAAAAAAAATCACAAGAGATTATTATAAAGATAATGATTATTTAAACTCTTTGTGATTTGGAGCTAAAATGGCGAAATATATATTTGTGGCTGGTGGAGTTATATCTGGAACTGGCAAGGGAGTGAGTGCAGCCAGTATAGGATTGCTTCTAAGATCAAGAGGCCATAATGTCACGCTTATTAAGTTTGATCCTTATTTGAACACAGATGCTGGAGTTTTGGCTCCAAGAGAACATGGTGAGTGTTTTTTATGTGATGATGGAACCGAAACAGACCTAGATCTTGGTCATTACGAAAGAATAGCTGGAATTAATGTAAGTAAATTAAACATATGCACGAGTGGCAACTTATACGAAGAACTTATAGCAGAGCAAAAAAGAGGCGATTATCTCGGAGAAACAATTCAAGTTGTGCCTCATGTTACAAATAAAATAGAAAAAAGATTGCTTAAACTTGGTGAAAACCACGACATTGTTATAGCGGAAGTAGGAGGTACTGTCGGAGACAATGAAAGTGATCCTTTTTTCGAAGCTATAAGTAAATTTAGACTTAGAAATAGCAAAAATGTTTTGATGGTATTAGTCGCACCTGTTCTTTGGGTTCAGACAATAAAAGAGTTTAAGACCAAACCACTGCAAAATTCAGTTCGTGATTTAAGAAAATACGGATTACAGCCAGATGTTGTATTTTGTAGATGCGACAAAGAACTTCCAGAAAACATAATTAAAAAAATATCTGATATTACAAGTGTACCAAGAGGTTCTGTGTTTGATGCTCCAGATGTGTCATCGATTTATCAAGTGCCTATTGCTTTTTATGATAGACATGTCGATGATCTTTTTGTTGATTTATTGAATTTGCAAAGAACAGGATGCAGAATTCAAAAATACAAAGAATTAGTCGAGAAATATGTAAACAACAACAACATGCAAACAATTAATGTTGGTATTTTTGGTAAATATGACAACTGCGATGAAGCGTATATGTCACTCAAAGAAGCTCTGATTCACGCTGGCATAGCCAATGATGCTAAGATAAATATCAAGTGGATTAACGCAGAAGAACTTGAGAAATATAAAGATCAAAGAGGTATTCATAAATATTTTGATGAATTACATGGGATTATAGTTCCCGGTGGATTCGATGTAAGAGGAATAGAAGGAAAGATAAAATCTATTCAATACGCAAGAGAAAAGAAAATACCTTTTTTGGGAATTTGTTTGGGATTGCAATGTGCCGTTATAGAAATTGCAAGAAACATTTTATGTCACGAAGATGCTAATTCTTTGGAATTCAATAAAAACACTAAAAATCCTGTGGTTCATTTTGTTGCTGGTCAAGAAAAAATGGATAAAAAAGCAGCAACTATGAGACTTGGTTCGTATGACTGCGAATTAGATAAAGATTCTATTGCGTATTCTTTGTATGAATCTAAAATCATCAAAGAAAGACATCGACATCGTTACGAAGTCAATAATGTTTATGTCGAAGAATTTAGCAAGCACAATTTCAATGTTACTGGAAGAAATCCAGAATCTAATCTAATTGAAATCATGGAATTGTCGCAAGATGTTCATCCATATTTTATTGGAACACAAGCTCATCCAGAATTTAAAAGTAGACTAACGCAAGCTGCTCCGTTGTTCAATGGTTTGATTGTTGCTTCTTTAAAATATAAAAATATTAAATCAGAAAAAGACACAGTGGAAGTAAATAAGATATGAGATTTAAAGAATTTTTAATTACTGAAAGTATGGGTGTTATAGCTTCCGATCTAGGTGCAGTACTTACATCTTTACAAGAATATTTAAATGTATTAAATGATTTGGAAAAAATACCCAAAAAGAGTTTAAATAGTGTTTGCATACAGGCATTCAACAAGATAAAAGGAATTATCAATTCGGGTAATTTAAAAGAAAACTCCACAGAGATATCTAGATTGCAAAAAATTTGTTTTGCATTGGATAAAATTTTAAGTAACGACAAGGATTTTAGTTATAAGGATTACTTTCCAAAAATAGTTGCTAATCTCGAAGAAGTGATTAAAAGTATTGGTTTGCCAATAAATAAACTAGCAAGTGCCGATTCATCCGAACCAAAGGATTCTGATTCTTTGGGTTCTACTATGAAAAGTGCTAAGGATAAGCCTCCAGAACAGCCTAAAGATGTAACAGCAGCAGTTAATCCTACAGAACCAAACACTCAAGCAGATCAATTGTATGCAGAGCCTTTGGGTGGCAGTTCTGGTCCTTTGAGTGCGTTTTAATGTGCGGAATAGCTGGGTACATAGGCAAATCAAAAGATAACAATTTATCATTTGATTTATTATCTAAAATTTTTGAACAAAACGAGTCTAGAGGAATCGATGCATCTGGATTTTGGGGATTTAATTATTCCGAAAAAAAGGTATTCACGCACAAGGAACCAGTAAGATCTGGAATTTTTATAAAAGACAAACCATGGAACGACTTGTCGAGTGTTGATTTTGATATACTTGTGACCCATTCAAGGGGTGCTTCAAAAGGATGTGGAGATCCATCAGACAATATAAACAATCATCCTTTTGTAAGCAAAAATAACGCAATAGCATTGATTCATAATGGAAGAATAGAGCCACACGAATACGAATCTTTAAAGGCCAAATACAAACTTGAAACCGAATGTGATAGCGAAGTTTTGCTTCGCATATTTGAGTGTGAAACCGATGATTCTGTTCCATATCAAGATGCTAGAATAAATGCGTTGCATGATATATTTTCATTTATAAACCATGGCCACATGGCAGTGGCTATAGCAGAAATAGCCAATGATAATAGTAATTTATGGCTATTTAGGAACAAACATAGACCTTTGTGGATAGTAGATTTAAGGGAATCTTTGGGGCAAATGTTTTTCTTTTCAGATCCTGATTTGTGGATCGATTCTTTAGAAATGATGTCTTTTGAAAAAAAGAAGTTTTTAGGAAAACAAATTTTTACTCAAATAGAGGCGGATCAAATTTATCACATTGAACTTTCCGAGCTTAAAGGTTTAACAATAGACAAATTCAATGTGACAAGAACATCTCAATACGAACCTTGGTCATACAATGGCGATCTTGTCGATAAGATTTATGATTCAAATAATAGACTTGTATTGGAAAAAACAACAAAAGAAAACGATCCTACAACGGAAGACAATCATTTTTATATAAAAGAATTATCAGAAACATGTAAAGAAATAGAAAATACTAGCAAAAATATTGTTGGAATAATTGAGTCTAACGAAGATGTATCTAATTTTGAAATAAAAGAAATATCTGAAGCATTAAAGGTGCATTTAAATGGTTTGCAAATCATAGAGGCAATTTTAAATACATGATTACTCTATTATTTTATGAGCAATACAAATAATGAAGATTTTTTTGTCGACGATGTTTTGAGTGACATGAAAAACAAAAAGAAAAAAGTCGATGGAAAAAGAAAAGGCAACAGAACGGAAAGAAATGTAGTCAAAGTTTTAAATGATAGATTTGGAACTGGATTTTCTAGATCTATAGGATCTGGCAACAGGTGGAGTCAAACATCTCATCTACCGAAACACGCACAAGATGTTTTCTCTGGCGATTTGGTTTGCCCACAAAACTTTTCTTTTTGCATCGAGAGCAAGGGTGGCTATGATGACATAGATGTTCATGGCTTTTTCAACGAAGGCAATTCCCAGATAGACGAATTCATTAAGCAAGCCGAATTGGACTCAGAAAGGTGTGGCAGGAAGCCTTTGCTTATATGGAAGAAAAATAGGAAACCATATCTGGCATTTATAAAAGAATCTGACTTACCACATAAAAAATTTAATTATTATATGATTTATAAAAATTATATTATTTTGAATCTCGAAGAATTGCTGAAATTAGAAGATGGTTTTTTCTTTATTAACTAAAAGTTCAATTTACACTTTGTAAAATATCGCTAAAATAAAATTAGATTTTCATTGTCACACAAGGAATAGTTCCATGTCGCAAAGCGATGTTTTACGAACCAAGATGGCATCTTGGATTAACAACAAACAAAATGTATTATTTATCGGTAAACACGGTATTGGTAAAACATCGTTAGTCAAACAAGCATTTGATGATGCCAAATTAAATTGGCTGTATTTTTCTGCTTCTACTATGGACCCTTGGTGTGACTTTATAGGAGTTCCTAAAGAAACCACAGAATCATACAAAGGCAAAGATATTAGTTATTTAAAATTAGTAAGACCAAAAGCGTTTGCTACTGGTGAAGTAGAGGCTCTTTTTTTTGATGAATTAAATAGAAGTCATAAAAAAGTTAGAAATGCGGTAATGGAATTGATTCAATTTAAATCCATAAACGGAGAAAAATTTCCAAATTTAAAAGTTGTTTGGGCTGCAATAAATCCATTCGAAGAAGAAGTTTATGATGTAGAAAGGCTCGATCCATCACATCTAGATAGATTTCAAGTACACTATAGATTGCCTTACAAACCAGACCTAGATTATTTTTCTAGTAAATATGGTGATAAATTCGCAAAGTCTGCAATAGAATGGTGGAACGAACTTAACGAAGAAGAAAAAGAAAAAATAAGCCCAAGAAGATTAGACTACGCACTTGATACATTTAATTTTAAAGGTGATTTGCGAGATGTTTTGCCAGTCACTTCGAATGTATCGAAGTTAATAGGAGCATTGACGCATGGTCCTTTGATTGCGATTATAGAAGAACTGATGAAAACCAAAAATAAAGTTGAAGCTAAATCTTTTATAAGCAACGAAAACAATTACGCATCGGCCATAAAATATATCATCGAAAGCGATACTATGATGAAGTTTTTTATGCCGTTGTTATCTAGGGAGAAAATCGCTTCTGTTATATTAGAAAATGATAGTGTTATAAACTTTGTACTCAAAAACATAAAAGAAGAGGAGGTCTTTATGGATTTGTGTAACGATATTATAAAAGCAAATCAGAATCAAGCATTGGTGAAAAAGATCAGAAAATACCTAACTGAAAATACGAATCTAAATGATGCTTTGGTTAATTTTAGAAAAGAAGGTAGAAACACGGTTGTTACTTATGCTTTGAAAAGTAACTCTTCTTTTTATATTGATATTTTAAAGTTCGATGAATCTTTAAAACCATCTAGATTACCTGAAGATATTTGGTCTGATTTTTTAGAGTTCGCTAAAACAATACCAGAGTATATCAATGTCAATGATGCCAAGTCTTGTTTGGCGACTATGAACGCTTTTTGTTTGTTGGTGCTGACAAGTGATTTCAATAAAAACAACGCTAATACAATACCGGGAATAGTAAATAATTGTCTTAAAAACATATCAGAAAAAGATAGCAATGCGTACCAAGACATTTCAAAGAACAACTTCTTTGTGATTAAAAATGTTTTAGAAAAATGCAAAATCGTAGGATCGACCAACAAAATAAAATTAGATTGGTAGAATAGCTTGAAAATTACCAACGAAGAATGGATGGACATCGCATTGCAGCTTGAGTGCTACCATGCAATATTTAGTAAATTATGGCACATGGGAAAGCCTGTGTTTACTCAAGACATTTCTACTGCTGCTATCAAATTCAATAAAAATGGAGATTTTTTAGAGTTTGTTTTTAATTATGATTTTTGGAAATCTTTAGATGCAAACAATAAACTATTTGTTATTTGTCACGAAGCGATGCATGTTATTTTAAATCATGGATACAGAAGCAAAGACTCAAAAAACAAAAACGCTGCAAATGTAGCCATGGATATTGTGGTCAACCATTTATTAGTTGATAGGTTTGGATTTATTAGAGAGAAAATATTAAATCACCAGCAATATTGTTGGATAGATACGATATTTAAAAATAAAAAATCAAAAATAAACTCCGATGAATCTTATGAATATTATTATAATAATTTTGAAAAAAAATACGGAGATGGAATGCCGGGAGATGGAACTACAGAACCGAAACTGGTTGATAACCATGATTATTTAAATTCGACACAAGAAGATGGTCTACACAAACAAATATATGAAAAATTCTTACAAGAAATGTCAGAAGAAGAATCCAAGTGCATAAAAGAATTATTAAAAGAATCCAACGAGGCCGGTAGCTCTCTTGGTTCTTGGTTCAATATATCGCTTAAAAAGAAAAAAATTAAAAAGAAATGGGAGACGGTTATAAAAAAATGGGAACTTTTAGATAAAAACTATGATTCTATAAAAGATGTAGAACAGTGGGCTAGAATCAACAGAAGAATGACTAGTTTATCAGAAGGCATGTTCCTACCAAGCAATCAAGAAGTTATAGAATTTGAATTTGAAAATAAAAAAATAGATGTTTTGTTTTTCATAGACACAAGTGGTTCTTGTGTTTCTTACAAAGATAGATTTTTTGATTCTGCGATGTCGTTAGATAAAAATAAATTTCAAGTTAGAATTTTTAGTTTTGATACAGCAGTAGAGGAATTTGATTTAAAAAACAATAATTCATTCTATGGTGGTGGCGGAACTTCTTTTGTCATTCTTGAAAATTACATCTATAACATGATTGAAACAAAACAAATTACAAAATATCCAAATGCTGTTTTTGTAATAACAGATGGATACGCCTGTGATGTTATAAAACCAAAATACCCTAAAAAGTGGCATTGGTTTTTGACTGAGTATTCTTCTGAAAGCTGTATTGATAAAAATTGTAATATATTTAAATTAAATGACTATGAATGAAAAAGAAGAAGAGGCATGACTACAAGTCACGCCTCTTCTTCCAAAGGGAGATAAACCATCAAACAATTTGTAACTGATTTTTTTCAGATACAAAAATACTATCGGAAAATGTTAATTCGAACCAAACATCATATATGCCTTTGTTTAGTTCGGCTGTGTCTATTTGGTAAAAGGCATAATGTCTTTCACGAAAAACTATGACTTCTTTGTCTACAATTAGTCTCAAATCTTCTTCGGCAGGTAAACACTCGCCACAGGCAGCAGCTATTGATATTTTTAAATCTGATATAATCGCAAGGTTTTCATAAAAAGCCTGTAAATCACTGCCTTTTGGCGTGTTGGGAGTGACTTGTACCGTAATATATCTTTTCGATCCTTTTACAATTCTATTTGGCCTAAATTGAAAAGAAAAATCATATGTAGGAGGAACTGGAGATGCAAACCACAAATCTGGATATATAGTAAAATAATTAGTTATCGATCCAGAGCCACAATCATCAACATCTGTAAATGTTATGTTCCACACATCGTAATATTGTCCAATGCCAAATTCTGGTGGATCGACTTGAATTTGAGCTAAATATTCACCAGAATCGACATTTTCAATTTCCGATGCTTGTATGGTTTTTAATAACCTTTGTCCTTTTGGATTCGCTTCGGAAACATTGTAAGGATCTAAAAAATATATATCAATAGATGTTACATTAGAAACATTTGTTTTAATGTTTGAGTTATATGTGAAAAGTCTAAGATTTACTAAACTTCCACAAACAGGATTTTGAAACCTTTCAACTATTGCCATTATTTTCTACTCTTTGCTTTTCTTCGTTCTTTTTCTATTTCTGCGTTTTCATCTTCTTTTTGTTTTATGAATCTACTTATCATCCATTTTCGTAAGTTTATAGGAAGTGCCATGCAATTCCTATAATCCATGTGAAGATTGTATTGGAAGAAAAATATTTCTTCAGCTATTCCTTTCCATAGGTCTAAACTTGCGTATTCGTCGCCTTTTTGCGACGAGGGAAGAAAAAACTTGACTCTAATGGTAGTTCCACATTAAAGTCTTGTAAACAACTCGCACAAATGATTTCAACATTAGTGTCTACTCCGAATGGAGGTTCGTTTACGCACGATCTGATGTAGGACACATCATTGATCGGAAGGTTCTTTAATAAAATTTGAAGTTCGTTTTTGTTTGTTATACCATCGATGTCGACCAACAACTGTGCGGTTCTATAAGTCAGAGTATCATCAGCCGCTCCATCACCGAACATCTTGATTCTTCGATCACGATAATCTTGAATTTCTTGTTCATCGCTTCCTGTTCCGAGTCTATAGGTAAATGTCAATTTGGTATTCGGAAGCGTGTCGGCCAAAATAGGACCAAAATCATCTGGACATGAATCTAAATGTAAAGAATTTAGGTCGATTGAAGTGGTGAATTTCTTAGTACATTCGGGACATTTTATTTCTACTTCATATTCTGGAGAATAAGAAATACCTCTCAAATAAATAAGCAAGTATGTTCTGTCTACAGAAAGAAGATCTTGTGGTTTGATTTTTTCTTGAATACATCTTTCGAAGATCATATTGATGGCTTGTCCTTTTTTAACAAATCTAGGAGTTGCTAAAATTTGTTCTTCTTCGCCAGTCATTGGCCTTATATGAATAGTTCCACTGGACAATTCTCCATCATAGAACTTACCACGAGATGGCAATTGAATTTCTTCGTATACTCTTCCGTTTATTTTGAGATTAGTTATAAGTTCTTTTAGATGGTCAGAACCAGAAACTTGAGCATTAGCAGGCGTTGCTTGTTGATTTGTATTTTTTTGTTGATTTGTATTTTTTTGTTGATTAATTGCCTTTAAAAATGCTTCTGGTATATCTCCTTCTATTTTTGGTTTAGGAACATCTGGATTATTATTTTCCGAAAACGATCCCATTTGATTTGATTCTGGTCTTTGTGGTTTGAAAATTTCATTTGAATCTGACATTTGAATGCTCCTAAAATATAATATTACACCTAATCACTAGTGAAAATAATGTAGTATGGTAATTTTAAATATTTTAAATTTGGAAAAAATAATTTTCTTCAATAAGAACATACAAAATTATCTTAGAATTAATCACGAAAACTTTTACAATGAGTGGCAAAATCTAGTATATACTAATAATAAAAGTGAAAAGTTTAGATTTTACATCGAAACTTTAAATAGAATGGAATCAGGTCAATTAATTTTAGATATGGAAAAAATATTAATGGACCAAATTGTAGTTGAAAATTTTGATGTTGGACTCGTAAAACACTATGATATAAATCTAGAAGAATTGAAAGAATTTGAATTTTCAAAATACAATAATTTCAAAAGTTTTTCTATTTACAGGAATGACAAAAACATCGGTATAACTTTTTGGAGATAGGAACATGGTAGATTTTATTCTTTTCGTTATATCAACAATAGGCATGTCGCACACTATTGTTGATGGGTCGATATTCGAGAAATTAAGATTTTATATTAAAAAATACGCAGAAAAATTAAAAATTCCACATTTGGGAACGATAGTTGAATGTTACATGTGCAGTGGAACATGGTGTGGGTTCTTTATGGGATGGGTTTGGCTCACAAACGAACCATTTAAAATATTTGCGTGTGGTTGTGCTGGTGGATTTGTTTCTAATTTGGCTGCTATGTTTATAAATTACATAGAGTCTCTTACGATAATTAATTTACCTCAATCTGCTGAAGAAATAAACAAGGAAGATGTGTAAACAATGGAAACAAATAAAGAAATAATATTTTATTGTTCTAAGTGTCATTACAAGAATATAACTAAATCCATTGCAGATTACAAAGAACACAATGTTTCTTCTGTGCCGATCTTATACGACACTCTGACCAAAAAAGTAAACAATAAAACACGAAGAAAGCAATTTAAATGCCCTTCTTGTGGCTATGTGATCATTCCAAAGTTTATAAACGAAGGTCAAAATGAACAAGAAAATAACCCTGTCGGAAATTAAACAGGCTCTAAAAGATTCTAGATTTAGACAAAAATTACCAGATTATTTTCAGTCAGAAGTTACAAAATTTCTTTCAAATCCCAATTGTGGCTGCAACGCTCCTCTTTATCGTAAGATAGTTTCAGAGTGTGGACACATACTATCTGATTATTTTCCCAACAAAGAAGTAAATAAAGAAATAATAGAAGAAATTAAAAAAGAAGAAGGTTCTTGGACTGTGATTAATTGTCATATAAACGAGTTAGAAAATAATTTGAGGAAAATAAAACACGCCAAAGTAAATATAGCTATGGCGAGATACGAAGACGAGGTCACGGTTGTCGTTCAAGAAATTTAAATTTTTATATATGATTTTTTTTGTTTTTCTATTTCATCACAATTTTCGATCATTTTATTTGGATATTCTTTGTATTTTTTAATTTCAAGTGGCCATAAGTCTGTTTTTTTTCTTTTAGAACCAGCAATAATTGCTATTTTATAAAAACATTTAGCTTTTTTTATGTCGTTTAATTGATAGAAAATATCAGCAAGGCAGCACCAAAATTCAGACATATCAGGTTTGTATAAAATGCAAATAGATATATATTTTATGGCACTTTCAAGATTTGACTTTTTAACGCATCTCACCATAGACAAATAATAATTTATCATAATTTGAGCCATATCATTTTTCTTAGAATGAAATAGAAATTCCTCAGCTTTATTGCTGAATTCCGTTAATCTATTACAAGCTAAAAAGCAACATGCAAGATAATATCGAATACTGTTTTTTGACGGGAACATAGCTTCTTGTTCTAAGAAATAGATCAAAGCCTTTTGTTGATCAAGCACATCTGCGCTGTGTATGTAAACATCTAGTAGCTTGCTGTTTGCGATGATTGATTCGTAATAACTGTTTGTAAACTTGTAGTTTAAACTTTTTTTAAACAATCTTAATTCTTTGGTTATTGTGTATTGGTTCATTACGCAAACAGAAAATGCTTTTTCGTTTTCAATAACAGAAAGTTTATCGATTCCACTTATAATGGCTTCGTTGCTATCAATGAAGAACAACCATTCGGAATTAGATTCTTCTATAGCTTTGTTTTTCATTTCATCGTAATTTTTTGTTTTTTTATAAAAATTTATATATTTAATTTCATGTGCTTTACAAAACAGTTTGACATCTTCGAGATTAAAACTATCTAAAACGAGGTAATCACAGTTTAATTTTTTGGTAGACAGAAAACATCGTTCGAAATTATATTTTTCTTTAATGGTTATTATCGTCGTTATTTTTTTGTTCATTTTCATCAAAGAATTCTTTTATTATTGTTTCAACGACTTCGTTTTCGTGAATTAAATTATTTTTTGCATAGTAATCAGATAATCTAACATAGTTTCTTTTTGCATTTGGGTTATTTATAATTTCTGTCAAAATACTTAAAATGTCCATAGTTTTACTTTTACTTTCTATATTAACTTAGTAAAGGCCAATAAATTTATGATACCATCAATAGCTCCAATTCGTGACGATTTAAACAATTTAATACCTTGGGAGGGCGATTGCACCAACCGACCATGGTCATATCAAATAACTGCGGTTGTACCAGTAATAGACACCGTAGAAGAGCTTAAGGTTTGCGTTGAATTGCTGCAATTGCAAACTATTCAGCCATTTATTATTATCGTCGATACTGGAAGCACAGAAGCTAATTATAAAGAAATAGAAAAATTACGAAGCGAAGACATAGAAGTTCACAGCATACGATTAAATGGTGTTTTGCACCCAAGTGATCTACCTGCCATGGCTATGGATCTTGGATTTTCCTTGTGTAGATCAGATTATTTGTTCGCCACTCATTCAGATTGCTTTCTAAGAAGAATTAATCTATTGGAAGATATGCTTGATTCTTGTTCGAACAAATCTCCAGTAGTTGGTTACGAAATAACAAAACGAATGCATAAAGATTGGGAGGGAATGGTCAGTCACACATGTTCGATGTATCACATGAAGACAATGGACAAGATTGGTTTTGGCTGGAGTCTGAGAAGATTGGCAAATACATTTAATATAGAAGATTACAGACCACACCCAACAAGACCGAATTGGCCAGATACAGAGTTGTTAGGCAATTATATATTGAGGAATAATAGCATAAAACCAGAGATAATAGGTAAAGAAGAAAACTTCATGCGGACATTAGATGAAAACATAGATCACTTTAGAAGTTATACATCTGGAAAACTTTATTCTCATGAATACTATAATATATCACATCAATGGTATTTAGATGCAAGAAAGCAAGCCCTTGAAAGAATTGAAGATTGGAAAAAAAAATGGCAAAAAAACTTTAACAATCAAGAGGTTTGATGGTTCAGGAATATTTAAACAATAAAACATTTGAGATTTTAATTTCCGTTTTTCAAAATATAAAAAAAGAAAAAAATCAATTATATTTTATATCGAACGAAATAACTTGTACTTTAAATGAAAATAAAAATTACAAATTACCAGAAGTTTGGCTTGAAATTCAAGAAAAATACAAAATCTCAAATAATAAATTTCAAGAAACACAAGAAAAAATAGCATTTGCTTTTTATACTTTATCAGAAAATATAGTTAAATATGCCAAATTTAATTTAATAGATCAAGATGATGCTGTGCAAGAAGGAGTCATGATATGTTTTGAAAAAGTAGATAGATTCGATCCTTCTAAGGGAAAAGCGTTCAATTACATGACCACTTGTATTCTAAATCATTTTAAGCAATTGTATAGGTCTGCAAGAAACTACAATGATTTAAAAAGAAGATACTCTGATTTCGTTCAGCTTAAATTTGAACAAAATCTACCTTATATAAATAAAAATTTTAAAAAACATAATAATTCTTAAAACTTGATATTTAATTATATTCACAATATAATTAAATATAACTTATAGGTGAAAAATTATGTTTTATGGAAACGATGGTTTAGATCAATTAGAACGACAAGAAACACTAAAAAAACTCGAAGAACACGGTCTTGGTAAATTTGTTGAATTACTTCTTTCTAATGAAAATAAAGTTTATACTAAAAAAGGAAGACTCAATAAAAGCGGAGCTTGCAGAATATTAAATTGCAAGCCTAAAGAATTAGAAGAAATGCTTTTGAGATGTAGAGACATACTTAAGAATATATATTAATCTTCGTTTTGCACATAGGCACGATCATATCTAATAGTTATATCGACATAAACTACATCAGATACTGTCATGTCTAACTCTCCCCAGTTTACTTCTTGAAAGTAAGGGTTTTCAAAAACCCAAACTTCTATTGTGTTTCCACAACCATCCAACATGCCAACTTTCATTTCTTTGAATTTATAACCATCTTCGTAGTCTTGAGTGATAATACCAACAGATGTATTGTAAGTACCTTGTTTTGGGTCGTATAATTCTAATATTTTTTTCCAAACAGCATTGTCTGTTCCTTTTTGAATATCATATAAAGTCAAAGTTATTGGCTTCCAATCTGGTTTGCCCGGAAAGTAAATAGTTTCGTTGAGATGTTGTGCCTCCATATCTTTGAAAGTAAGTGTTGGTCTTGCTGTTTTGTTTGGCGGTAAAATGAAGGTGTAATTAATTTCGTCGAATTTTACAAACCATCTATATTTTCTTTTAAAACATGTGGTTGGTAGATTTAATTGTCCTAGCCCCATATCTAATTTTTCAGGCATGTTTATCTCTTTATGTAAAAAAAGGTCTTGTAAACAAGACCTTTTTTTTGGTGTTTGTTAAATATTAACTGTCGTAGCAACCTGCACAACAAGGCGGAGTCATTTGACCACACATTACTTCGTATTGTGCTGTGGCGTAACGCAAGGTTACTTCGATGGTCGCTTCTTCAGAACTTGAATAATCAAGTTCTCCAAAGTTAATGGCTTGAGGCCAGCAATGTCCTAAAGTCCATTTTTCTAATTCTGCCCCACAGCCATCGAACATTGTAAGGGCTACTTTTCCAGCATAACCGTTGGATGAGTTATCTTCTGTTCCCCTGCGGGAAGACTGCTTGAGACCTACGTTGTCGGTAAAGTCGTAAACTGTAGCCAACCAAGTGTATATTCCATTTGAACCAGCAGTACCATTTTGAATTGCTATATCATAAAATGTTACGCTTATGGTTTCCCAAGTCGCTTTGCCGGGAATCCACATCTTTCCGTGAAGATAATTAATTTCAGTTTCTTCAATTGAAATATTTGGTCTTGAAGATACTTTTACTAAATGTTCTCCAATTACCGAGTTACAAGGAGTAAAAAATTGCATCGTCCATCTATATTTTCTTTTGAATACGATGTTATCATTACCAAGTAATCCCAATCCCATTTCCTGTGTCATTGTTACCTCTCTTTTTAAAATTTATTTAGAATGTATCTGCGTTTTCAGAGAAACTACCGGTTCTGTGAATAGAGAATTCAATAAACATGAATTCGACTGCTCTTGTGGGCTGAATACCAATTCTGGCCCTAAATTCATTTCTATCAATTACATCTGGTGTGTTCAATTCAGTGTCGGCTTTAATGATATAAGCAGTAATGCCTCTTCCAACTTGTACTTCTTCTAAGATTCCTTTTGCCAAAAGTATAAATTTGCTTCTAAAGGTAGCATCATTTGGTTCGAATAGCAAAGTTCTAGAAGCGACACGGATTCTTTTTTCTACATAGAACATCATTCTTCGAACGTTTACTCTGTCTAACGCTGTAGGTCTTCGTTGTAAGGTCTTTTGACCAAAAACTACGAACCCGCCAACATCTGGGAAGCTAACAATGGGATTTACACAATTTCTATTGCCGTAGAGTAGATCTCTTTCTTCCAAGTTCGGCCTATCGTAAACATCTGAAATACCGGGAACGATACCACGAGTAATACCAGCTGGAGCAAACCAAGGACGAGCAATACTATCGCTTCGTGCAATTGTTGCCATTACAGAACCACTTGGAGGAACCCAAACATCTACTTGATTGTAGTTGTCACGAGTTTTTACCCAAGGCCAGTACAATGCAGCAAAGTCAGTATCTAACTTTGTGGTATTGAGAGGGTGACTTCCGTTCTGCCAAGCAATGATTTCCTTGATGGTAAGACCAAAAGGAGGATCGATAATAGCAAGGCAATCGGTTCTGACATTTTGACAGAAGTCGATCAAAGCGGTAACACAAGTAGTGCTTGCGTGGCCGGGAATTGCAATTAAATCGATATCGATTTGTTCGGTGTCGGACATGGTATAAAGACCAGTAGAACCGATTTTGCTACCAACTAAAAGTGAATCTTGATCATCTGGATCTGCTGGGATGCCATCAGAGCCACCAACTAGTGTATAGGTTCCGTTTGCAGGACCTGCGTTTACATCGGTATCGTCAGAAACACGAATGTAATCAGATACTAAGGAAAGATAACTTTCAACATAGAAACGGCTAGTTGGATCTTTGGTAAGATTGCCCCATGCTTCTACTTGAACAGCATCGTTAAACACTTCGACTGTGAATACATTTGCGTTTACATCATTGGTCACTCTAACTTGAGTCATGTTGCCATCAATACCAACAGAATCAGCTTGTACTACAAAAGTAGTTTCATCACCAGTGTTGCTAGTTCCAGATATTACACCTGCAACTGCTACGTCGACATCGTCAGATGCTCTAGAAGGACTTTCTCCTTTTTTGGTAGATGTGGAAAATCCAAAAACATCTAGTGCTGTACTGTCTGGTTTAATGCGAATACGGGAGTCTTTACCATAAGCAAGAGTATTGATTTTTAGACTGTATGTGTTAGTGTCTATTGCTGCTTCCCATCCACCGGGAAGATTGTCGTCACGATAGTCATTTATTGCGTCAACGATATCTGCAATTGCGGTG